ATCTTGAAGCTCGAGAGTGCTATTCGCGAGACGAACATGCATGCGTTCGATCCATCGGGGCGGATCAAGAAATATGATTCGCCTCTCGGCATCATCCGCGACTGGTTTGAAACCCGCAGGAAGTTTTACGTGAAGAGGAAGAAGTATCTCCTCAAAGACCTGAAGAATCGTGCGATTATTGCAGCCAATAAAAACAGGTTCATCATGATGATCAATGCCGGAAGTTTGATCGTCACGAAGAAGGCCGAGATTGATATCGTGGCGGAGCTGAACGATCTCGAATTTTACAAGGTCGATGGAAAGTATGATTATCTCGTTGACATGAAGATAGCCAGTTTGACGGCAGAACGCGCCGAAAAGTTACGTGTCGAAGCCGATAATCTGAGGGCGGATCTCGAGGAACTCGAGAAGACGAGTGAACGAACCATGTGGTTGCGCGATATTGACAGCGTTTCATCATGATTTATGTAACTGTTGTCTTATTATTATATTGACCGTAAATTAATTTAAATAAAACTGACTGTAAATACAAGAGTGATAATGGGATATATTTACATGCTCACGTCTCCATCCGGAAAGAGCTACATTGGACAGACGTCTGGTACTATACAAGAACGGTTTAAAGATCATAATAAATCAAGTAGTGAATGTACAGCGATCCGCAGAGCCATTCATAAGCACGGATGGAAGAATATGAAGAAGGACTGGTGCGAGTGCCTCAACGAGGATTTGAACTTCGTCGAAGAGCTGATGATTTCGCTGATGGGGACACTTGCACCGAATGGTTACAATCTCCGGGAAGGCGGTGGTTCTCACGGCAAGATGAGTGAGGTGACTAGGGAAAGGATGCGTGAAGCACAGCGAGGAGAGAAGAATGGGTTTTACGGTAAAACTCATACAGAGAAAGCAAAACAACAAAACAGAGAAGCACAACTCGGAAAAGTAACTAGCGAGGAAACCAAACAAAAACAACGCGAAGCTCTAAAAGGTGAGAAAAGCCCTTTTTACGGAAAGGCCAAAACCGATGAACATAAACAAAAGAACAGAGAAGCACACCTCGGAAAAACTCACACTAAGGAAACTAAGCAAAGGATGAGCGAAGCACGTCTCGGCGAGAAGAATTACAACTCTAAGATGGTATATCAGTATAATCTTGATGGAACCTTTATCAATTCGTTTGGTTCGACCGGGGAAGCAGCGCGGCATCTGGTCAAGATATGCGGTTCTAAAATAAGAGCGTGTGCTCGTGGTAAACAGAACACCGCGTATGGTTTCAAATGGTCATATGTTAAAAACTAATATCTATACATAACATAATGAGCGACAAACCAGTGCCAGCTGATCCTGAACTATATGCAAGAATCAAAGCAAAGATCAAACGCGAATCAAAAAGTCGCTGGCCTTCTGTATATCTATCGTCACATTTGGTCAAAACTTACAAGGCCCAAATGGAAAAACGCGGCAAGAAACCATACACATCTTCAACGCCAAAGAAGTCTTCCCCGTTGAAGAGATGGTATTCAGAAGACTGGATAAATATTTCGACAGGCAAAAAATGCGGTGCAGCAAAGACGAAGGATTACTACCCCACATGTCGCCCAAAGAAGAAGATCACGGAGGACACGCCACGAACTGCCAGATCATTAACCGCTGAACAAAAGAAGAAGATGATCAAATTGAAACAAAAAGCCAAGGGCAAAACTGTCCACTACAGTTACAAAAAGTGATTGAACAATGAAAGTATAGTTTGTCGATACGAAGACGTCTTCATATTGACAAACTTAGTAATTTAAATAATATCGCCAATAATTTATTATAGTAATAATGACCAGTCAGCTCACATTCATCAACCAATCTGTTTCTCGCGCCAGCCTCCTAAGTTCCCGTCTACCGAATAATTGCAACAAGATTCAGCATTTGACGAACAACCTAACGGCTAAATCTGAATCCAGATTGCTGTTCATTGGTCACGAGTGGAGTTACGCCGTGTATGACAATTCTCACTCAAGCGTTACGTTTATAGAAGATGGTTCTAAGCCAATGAATAAGGATGTTCTTCGAACTGTCGCTCCGTATAACCTTGTTATTGTGGCGGAAAATAACTTCTCTGTCAAGCTTTTGCCTGATCTGAAAGATTATCTCGCAAAAAATGTGATTCTTGCCGTCATTAATTCGAGGATAATGATAGCGGAAAAGCTTTTGGACAGAAGCGTAGGTTTTGTGCCTGACCTCAAAGTGTTTTCTAAGGTAGAGATTTACGATCGGAACGACGAGCACGGCTGGGGCGATGGTATTTTGGTGTACGATATCGTAAATAAATCACAATAATGGTGATTTTGGAAACGGATTAAGCAATAAAGAACGCAATCCATAACTTGCGCATGATGTATATTTACGGCATAGTGCCATGCTCCGGTAGCGTGTCGATACGAACAACCGTCCCATATTGACACACCAAAGTATTTAACACAATGTACATTATGAAATGTAATAAATATGTCTGACCTTGTTGCCCAGATGGCTGGTCTCAAGATTTCGTCTTCTTCGCCTATTCGTGTGGTTCTGGAGTCCGCGGAAACTATCCTAAAAGTATTTTCGGCACTTGACGAACTGTGTGACAGTGCTAATATTATTTTCGGCGAGGATGGTATTTCTATTTCTTCGATGGATTCGTCCCACGTCTGTCTCGTGGCTGTAAAGTTTGCCAAGGGATACTTCGAAGAGTACGATGTTAGTTCGACCACCGTGATTGGTATCAGAATAAGCAATCTCGTTCGCGTTCTAAAGTGCGTGGAGGGTTCCGTATTGTTTGAGTGTTCCGAAGACGAGTTCTTCGTGATGACAGAGAACGACAAATACAATCTGAAGACCGTGGACCTGGATTCTGATGAGATGGATATCCCAAACATGGACGTAGAAGTTGAAATCACCGCAGATTCGTCGGTCCTTCAGAAATACATTAAAAATATCGCATCTTTTGGAGATACTGTCGAATTCAAGACTGTTGGTGATGAAATTATCATGAAGACTTCGGGGGATATCGGGACAGTCGAGCTCAGGGTCGATCAGCCTGTCACGATCCACGGAACCATGTCAGCATCTTTTGCGAGCAGGTACTTGGTGTCTTTCTTAAAAGCTGCAAACATCTCGAAGAAAATTCGTGTTAATCTCCACTCAGAATTGCCTGTCATGTTCGAATATGAGTTTGCTGAAAATTCGTTCATCAAATTTTTTCTCGCTCCTAAAATTACCGACGAAGATGATGAGTAAACGACAAGTTATCATATCAACGAAGTAAAGTATTTAATAAAATAAGGATATAGCATGTAAAAATGAAAACACTCGAATATTATTTCGCGAAGAAAGAAGTTCTCGAGCATGTAATTTTCAATAAATATACAATTGATGAAAATGGGATTATCAGGATGGAGAAGACAGAAGCATTAAAATATTCTAAAAATGGCAAATACAACAGATGTTCTGTAGTAGATAACAAAGGAAAGAGACGCCAGATTTCTGTGTGCCGAGCAATCGCGAGCACGTTTATCGGCCCGCCTCCAACCCTGAAACATACCGCAGACCACAAAGACCAAGATACAACGAACAATACCATAGGTAATATTCGTTGGCTGTGTAAATCTGGTCAGCGAAAAAATCAAACACGGCCAACATCATTCAAGTCTGCGTTAGTAGTCGTAAAGGACGGTGTAGATAAAACCGTTAAGGAATGGGTTGAGTATTTAAAGGGGGAGAAAAATTCATTCGGTCGTGATTACACTAAAGGTGTTATCGAAAGTTATGCCAAGAGAAAACAATATGGATACTCGTATAAAGAGTATCCCGATATTCCAGGGGAAGTGTGGAAAGACGTTAAAGATTCTAAGAATTCTCAGGGACGTTGGGAAATCTCTAATATGAACCGTGTTAAATACATAACAAAATATGCCGAAAATGTTTTATCAGGAGATCGTCTCGGACTTCTTATGGGATATCCAATTATTTATATCAACGGAGTGCAGTGGTTATGTCATATATTGTCGTTTATGACGTTTTTCCCAGATTTATATGCCGCGAAGAAGACGGACGAAATGGTATTACATGAAAACGATGATAAACTAGATTTTCGCCCGCACAAGCTTAGTCTTGGAACTCAATCGAAAAATATGACCGATGCTTATGATAACGGAAAAAGAGACGGTGCCAAGTTTGCAAGAGTGAGATGTGCCTCGTATATAGACGACGTGTTCGAGAAGGAACATGAAAGTTTAGAAGCTACCGTAAAACACTTGAAAAAACTTGGGTATGATAGGGCGGGAGCGAGTAACATTGGTAAAGCGCTTACGGCATATCAAGATGGAGAAATCAAAATTCGTTATGATCGCACTTGGAAACGTATTTAATAGTTAGACATTTGGAAGTTCTTGAAGTAACAAACCTGATCCACAGGGCTTGGTACCGGTCCGCCAAAAAATGTCCCAATATCAAATTTAGCTATTTTCAAGTCTTCACTTCGTCGCCAGTTGATACCGGACTGAACCATTCTTTTTCCGTTGACGGTGACAGAGGTCTCACCATCTGCCTGTGGTACACCGTTCTTAAACGTGTTCAGCTTTGTCCCGAGTTCTATCTTATTCCAGGAGTCAGTCTTCAATGTCCTCGCTAGTTCCTTATTGAAGAAACCCGTTCCATACCCCTTGGCATCAAGACCTGGGACCTTCTGCCACAAACCGCTCGGAGGGTAAACATACGCAATTATCCCACCATCTACCTGCCACATGACTCTGTTAGACGCCCCTGTCGTTGAGAAATTTCCACCGCTCGCCGCGCCGTATCCTATTCCAACACCTCCGTATTTGCCTCCTCTTGCAAACTGGAATCCCCGCGGATAATACACTTCCCAAGAAAATACAATTGCGTCGCGATTCATACCGTTTGGAATTGCTTCGAAGCTGAAACCGCCAACACCAGGGTCCCGACTCGTCCCAGAATTTTTTCCATACCAGCACCTTATGACGTCTTCGCCGTTGAATTGGGTGAGGTTGCTCTTCAACATTTTGTATTTCTTGATATTCCACGACCCCCCTCCCTTCATGAGACTCCTGAGGTCCAGTGTGCTTATGACTCTGTTTGACGGTGATGGTGCAGGCGCGGGTGCGGGCGCGGGTTCGACGTCTATTAGTTTGCCGTTTTTGTCGTATGCGGTTGTGCATCCGGTG